CATACGTTCTGCAATCTCTGTAGCTGATGCAGGTGTACGATCTGGATTGCCAAGCATATCATTATACAAAGCTCTCTTAATATTCAAACGCATATCTGAGAGGATAAGCTGTGCGACATCAAACGAACCTGCTGCCCTAATAGGCTGAAGCCCTGCACTGTTTGGAGCTTTAGGTATAATAGTCCCTGGCATTAATGATATTGTATCTGGGTTCACAACACCATCATCATCCATTTGATAGATACCAGATATAGCCATCTGTGCATTCTCAAGTATTAATTGTATTGTTAAGTTCGATGTTTTAATTGCAGAGAGAGCATTCATAAGTGGACCTCTGCCGTATATTTCTCCTGCACATTTTGACCAACGAAAGCAAATAAAAGGATTAGAACCCACACCATTAAACGCTTTGTGTTCTATTAAACTTTTAGATTGAACGTGTATTGTTGTTTGGTAGAAAGCTTCTTCATTTCTTTTGCTGTAGTCTTTACATACAATCTCAAGAAGTTTTGTTTTAGCATCAGGGCTTGTAGCAATAGAGCGTCTTAAATCTTCTGACATTTCTGCCTTTGGATAAAGTATCATTATTTCAGAAAAACGCATTTCTCTTTCACGAAACACATGATCTATTCTATCATCTGGTCCTGTATCAAGTACCACATCTGTTAATGGAATAGCTGAAAAGTTAACAGGGTTTAAAGCATTGCCTTCTTCTACACCAAGTATTCCTGTGCCAACAGCCAAGTCCATAAAAGATTCATGTATTTCTTGGCTAAAGTTTGAGTTCTGCAAGACTTCAAAGACGTACTCTGTTACTTCGTCGAGTTCGTTGTTGATCGCTTCTTTATCTTCTTTGGGGGTTTCCGAACCTGCTTGGAAGTCTGCCCACCTTGCGAAGTTGGGGACAAGTCCTTGTTGGAGTCGGGAGGCGAACTCTTGTACACCCACGACACAAGTTTCATCAAAAATCTTTTCATCTCTTCTCTCACCTATTGTTTCACTAAAGAACCCTCTGCGTTGAGGGAAAGCAACTTCATAGCACTCTTCAAACAAATCTTTAAACTGATCTTTAATACCAGTTGCTTTTTCATAACGACTTAATAAAGACTTAATATTTTCATCCGCTGAAAAATTAGGATCAACTATATTCATATACTTATCCTTTAACCCCTATACCCACGACCACCGAATTGACCTGTAATTAAAGAACGTCTGCCCATTGTGCCTGATCTTCTTCTTTGACGAACAGCCCTTTGCAGTTGCTGTTCTTTACGCTTACGAGTTTCCATTATTTCTTTTTGATTAGCACCTTTAACTTCTTGAAAAGTTTGTTCCTGCATTTCAGATATAGCTTGTGTTGTTCCACCCATAGACGCAAGTGTTTCATCAAGACTTGTTGTTGTAGCAGCAGCCGTATCTTCAGCTTGGACTTTATCTAAATTACTAGCTTTTATATCTTCTGTTTTTGAAAGTATTGTAGCTGTATTAGCTTGAATCCTTTTTGTTTCTGCATTGAGTCTTGCAATCTCAGCACGTGCTTCTTCTTCTGTCATTGACTCACCTGTTGCAGAATTAATTATTCCTTTTGGTGCTCTTTTCTTTTTTTTACACATGGTTACATCCTCGACCAAAATGATTTACGTTGAACAGTTGGCTTGCGATTAAACACATCAAATCCTGTACGAGCTTGAAAAGGCATTGCCATCTTTTGGTTATTCATAAGACTTCTACCTTCCCCTGCACCAATAAGTAAATACTGCAAAGCATCGTGTATGTGTGAATACATATTCTTTTCGGGCTTAACATCATATCGTTCCCCAGAGGCTTGTATTCTTTTGTAGGCATAACCACCTTCAAAACCCTTTATCAGACTTGGGCATCGTCGGTCAACTAAAAAAGCAGACTTACCATCTGCCATCTTGTTTAACTGAGAGGTAACAGACTCCAATCTTAAGTCAACACTATTGCTTGGTGCAGGTGTTGCTCGCAGTCCTGCACCTCTTAATATTTGAAATGGTGTACTCTCATCTGTCTGTGCTCTAAAGTCTCCTGCAGGATCGCCATATATAAGAACTTCCAAATCACTAAACCGTGTTGCTATCTCTTGTCTAAGAAGTTCTGAGAAACGAACTATCCCCATATCAATAGCTACAATCTCTGACTGTATTAACCATCGACCTCTTACCTTCTGACCAAATACAGCAGCAGGAGTTAAACCAAAGTCAACTCCAATATACAAAGGAACACCAACAGCTATAGGTATTTCTTCTGTAGCCACATGAGTTTCAGTAACAAAGTGTGGGTACACAGGTTTCCCTTCCTGTATAGTTCCAAGTCTATTCATAACATAGACATCTATCCAACTCTTAGTTTTTCCTTTTACTAAGTTGGGATAGTATGTCTTGAGCATATTCTTTTTGTTTTCTGCTTTGTTGCTTTCAAGATAATCATCTATAGAACCTTCGTCCGTTAGCTTTTCCTCCATAGCAGGGGGCTGAGAATAGAAGCTCCAGTTGTCAGGCTTTACCAACATACGTGCTTGTTCAATAGGAATGTGATCTGGTATTGGAACTTCCCCAGACATGATAGGCCACCAATGATCTTCTTCTGGTGCGTTGGTATCTGCAATAACTCCTGACCAACTTGGTCCACCTTCTCGCATAGAAGGGAATCGACCCACTCTCATAGTACACGCATCAATAATACTCTTGGGTATTTCTCTTGCTTCGTTAATCCATATGCCAGTAAGTTCCAATGATAGAAGTTTCTTTACATCCTCTGGTCGATCAAGGGCTAAGAACAAAACCTCCATATCCAAATCGGCTTTCTTAATGTGATGCGTAAATGGCACAGACCACATAAACTTTCCCCATTCTTCTTCGGGAAACCAATCAAGCCAAGTCTTTATTGTGGTGGTTCTTAACTGAGGATTGGTGTTTCGTATAATCGCCCAACGACTTCTACGCACTCCATCCTTATTTGGTTTTTGCATTATGGATCTTCGGAAGACTTCAACACAGCAACTCACAGACTTGCCACTGCCTACTGGTCCTCTTATGCCACGAAAGAAAGTATCATCACGCATGAAGTCTTTAAGCACCTGACCATCAGGCTTGTACTTAAATTCTATCAACCCGATAGTCCTTACCTATTTTCTCTAGCTTATCTAAAGTGGAAGGGGCTAGGGAGGAGATTAACTTGTCAGCTTCATAGTCCGTACAGAACTCTTTTGGAAAGTGTTTCATGTGTACCTGTTTTACCACAGTCCTAAGAATGCTTCTATCTTCTTTAGATAGTTTGTGAAGCCAAGCCATTAATCAATTACATCTTGTGTTATGCCATCAGCAAATATATCAGCAAGAGATTGTTTTCTTGCTTGATAAGCATCCATTCCACCATAACGATACCTTTTATATAAACTTTTATATCTTGCCAAGTCTTCACTTTTATCTATCATAAGTTCTCGACCACCTGCTATTTGAACAGGTTTTTTTATAGAAGATTTAATTTCTTTAGATATTTTATTTTCCATTCTTGCCAAAGCTTTTTTATCAACTGCCATTAACTTACCTTTCTATAACGAGCCGTTTTCTTAGAAATAGAATCAGGCTGCTTGGATACTTGCTTGCCCTTACGCATGGCTGCTCTCTTCTTGCGTGTGGTTCTGCGATACTCTTCATCACTTAAAGCACTAATAGCTTTCTCTGGTAAGTATCTCTCTCCAGTTTTTAAAGATGGTTTGCCAGACTTGGTTCTCCACTTCTGATCTGACCAAGCCTTTAAACTCCGCTGTGGTTTCTTCATGACTTATAACCACCACCCTTTTTCTTATAAGCCCTTGCTAATAACTGAGCCTTACGTGCTGACCATTGACCTGCATTGCCACCCTTTGTGCCACTCTTTATTTGACTAAACAATCTCTTACGCATTGCAGGTTTGGTGTAGTTCCCAGAAGCATTAACAGCCATTATTTATACCTATTATTTATTATTTACGAATAATATCACTATTAGTTACACTTATATCAAATACATCTTCGTATGCTCGTAATGGATTTGATCCATCTTTTCTATACTGCATATACAATTTGAAAGCTTTTTCAGTATTAATAAACGTACCACCAAATAACTTTTTCTTTAAATCATCACTTACACCTGCGACTTCAACAGCTTTTAAATCTTTAGCAGATGCTGTTGGCTTCTTTGCCTTACTTGCTTTCTTAGCAGCAGATCGAGCAGTTACTTTTGGATCAATAGCCATTACTTCTTACTTGCCATAATTTTCTTTTGCAAAGAAGCAGGTAACTTCTTCTGGGCAGCAGTCATTTTCTTAGCACCATTCTTTGCAGGTGGTCTGCCTTTCTTACTTCCATACGTCCCTTTACCCATCGGCATATCAATACTCCTTATGCTTTTGCTTT